TCCAGTCCCATGATGTTGCTCGTCTTGCGTCTTCTTGCGGTGTGGGGTACTCTCGTAGCCATATCTTGACTATGGGGTTTGCTTCCGCTAGTGCTAACGGCACACCGCCAAGGCTAGTTTCTAACTCCTCGCCTCTATCAAACCTATGACCCCAATCAACCCAAGCCTTTTCTAGTTTGATAATGCGATACGCCACGATTACCCCCGACTCGTTATGTCTATCGCCCCACCACAGACTCCTACCTAAACATTGACCTTGTTGCCCATTGCGTAGTATGTATTTGATAGTGGTGTTTAGCTCTACCCCTGCAGGTCGCAAGTCTTCCTTGGTTGTTGCTTGGGTGTAGTCGGTTGGGTGTAGCCTACGATACACATTGGGGATTTTGAGTTCAGGTGGGGGTGGTGCTGGTCTAGATGCAACCGCTCCCCGCAACTGCTCAAGCATTTCTTCCACAGTTAAATTTCTTGTGGTCATACTCTCTCCTTTCGTTTGTTAGTGGTTGTTTACTTGTTATTGCGTTGATCGTATTCGTATAACTTCTCCTTTCGTTTTTGTTGGGTAAATCTATACTGCGTTAGCAAAACCGCCAAGTGGTCTAAGCGTGCTTGTTCTAGTTGTTGCCTTTCTTGCTCGTTGTTCCACTTGGTCTGTCTTGTTTGTTTTATGGGACAGGTTTCTGTCCGTCTTTTGTATGCGTGGTATGCGTTCTTGGCTAGGTTTACTTCTTTATCTAGGGTTGCCTTGAGTTCGGCTCTCTCTTTGCCCTTTTCTTTTTGCCATCTGATCTTCATGTTTCGTTTTCGGGTTGCGTTGATGGCTTTACGCTTTTCCTCTATTAAGGCTTCACCTAGTTTCTCGTTTATCCGTTTGTTTGTTATCTTGTTGCGTAGTTCCTTGAGGGTGAGCTTTGCCCTCGGCTTGCGTTTTGGTTGGCACGATTTGCACAGAGAGCTGATGACCGTAGTTCCTGTTTCTACTCTCCTATTTAGGGCTTTGCTGTATTGCTCGGCTGTGAGCCTGCGTTTGAATTCATTTCGCTCTTTAGTTTCCCCGCATTTATTGCATTTTATAAATGGGTCTTTGGTTAGTTTTTTCATGGGTTTCTCCAATGTTCGGACAGGTTTCTGTCCCGTTTAGCCATAAAAGTAGACAAGTGTCTAGTAATTATACCTATGTTGTCCACAGTAGTTGTCATGTGTTTGAGCCTTATAGTATAGAGGGTTGTCGCACTTCCATCATAGATGTCTACGCAATTCCAGCAATTTAAGGACTAAGAAAGTAAGACACAAAAGAAAGAGTCCACTTATTTACCCTTATATATATATATTTAGAATTTAGTATTTATATATATAGGTGTGTTGGGAATGTGGTAGACGCACATAAACAAAAGGGTTGCGGGCGTCAAGGTAGTGTCCACCTGCGAAATAAACTAGACAAATACCAAGTGCCTAAATAATAGGCACTTGTCTAGGTAAACGGGACAGAAACCTGTCCCAAACACCCTTTCATTAGAGCCAAACGAAGTTAGAACGAGCTAACTCATCTGAGGTAATGATGCACCAGCCACTATCTTGCCCGTCTTGTTTAACGAGCTTACGATAGGCTTGCGTAGCCCTTGCTAAAGAGGTGAAGTCGTGGGGTTTGTTGCCCTTGAATTTAATCTCGCCTACTTCCCCGTTTCGCTTGCGGACTACGACCCATACATTACTTCTATTGCCTGTGGCTTTGCCCGATACCATGAGTTGTAGGTAGGTGGTGTTTGGGTGTAATTGGATTGATTTCATGTGATGCTCCTTAGATGTAGTTGTTTACTGCGTATTGAACTTCTTGGGTTGATAGCTTGAGTTGCCTTGCTATCGCTAGGATTGAGTAGCCTTGTTGATACAGGGCTACCACTTCTTCTACTACTCTTTTCATCTTGCTCATGTGTGCTCCTTCATTGCCTGTGCTATACCTCGCCATGCTTGCTTGGATATGATGGAATTACCCCAATCACTATCGTCTGCTAACACATCATTGGCGTAGCGGGTTATTGCTTCTAGGATAAAAGCCTCTGCCAAAGGCTCGTGGTTAAACAGCTTAACGATTGCTTTGACTTGCTTCATTCGTATTTCTCCTGTTTGTATGCGTTAAGGTTAAAGGTTCGGAACACTTCGCCCATGGTGATGGGCTTGTGATAGTCAGGTCTAGGCTTGGTGTCGGACAGAATTCTGTCCCGTTGTTGCCTAGCCATTTGTCGCATGGCTAACTGCTGTGCTTTGGTTAAGTGCATGGTATTACTCCTTAGGTTTGACATGAAATTAAACTGCGTAGAAGCCACGCTTACTTGACGATACGCATAAACTTGGCTTGCTCGGCTTTGCTCAACTGCTCGAACAACTCAACAACCTTGTCAAGTGATACTTTGGTTTGCTTAAAGGCTGTGGACTTCTCAACAGGTCTGACAATGTGATACACGAACTGAGAGTTGGCTCGCTTGTAAGCCTTCTGATGATCGGGCTTTCTCTCATCACGAGTTTGGGACAGAATTCTGTCCGCTTGCTTTTGGTCTATCTTCAAAAACCCCATGAGGTAATTCAATCTCCACTCGTGAGCCCATTCCTTCTGTGCGTCTGTATCTTCCTTGATGTATTGCTTGTGCCATACCTCTGACTCCTCAAGCGTGATACGGGACTGAACACCTAAGCCAAAAGCGAATTGGTCATAAGTGATGTTGCTACCTTTGGTTGCTGTGATGTAAGACATAGTATTGCTCCTTCGATTTAGATAAAAGAAAAGCCAAGCGGTTAGGCTTGGCTCGATAGGACAGCTTCCTGTCCATGACTCTATTATAACATACAGGGTCTTTGTGGCTTGGCGGTTTGGCTTGGCTAGACCCCACTAGGGGGGTATCCAGCCGTTTGGTGGGAGTGGTGACATGGTCACTAGATCATTGTTCCTTAGCCGCACAGCTAAAAAATGTCAAAAGTTGTAAAATTTTCTATAAAAATCAAGAGGTTACATGTCTAATTATTTACTTTTTGCGCTAGCCGGCTAGCGAAAATGATACCCATAGGTATAAAACCCCGCGCCGAATTGATACCTATAGGTATTAAAAGACTCATTAATAAGGCTTTAAGGTAGTTAAGGACTCTTTAATAAGTCATTTTCGCTAGCCGGCTAGCGAAAATCTGTGGTGTAGGAACCACATAGCACACCTAAACCAATCCTATATGTATAAAAAACCGCAAAAAGTGTACATATCAGAAAAACATGTATAAAAAATTCCAAAAAATCCCCAGACAAATGTTGCACTGCAACAAAATGTGTAATAAACTACACAAAACCGCGCCCGCGGCAATTAACCAAAAAGGAAATAGCATGTACGATTTTTTTAAACCGATTGAACTAGACAAAACTTACCAGCAAACTGAGAAAGCAATTAAAGACGCCTATCACTTTTGGCTAGACGTTGCGATCGATACGATCAAGATGTTAAAAGCTAAATAATAAAAAAACCCCCGGGGGTTTTAAGTCCGGGGGCCAAACCATCACATCAAAGGAGTTTCACGTGTAGCCCAAACGAAGGAGGAAAAGCCACACGCAAAAGAAGTATACACCAAAAATAAAACTGTTGTATACTGCCAACATTCGCTCACCCCAGCGCAACCAAGGAGGTAGTTAGTTTGCTTTTAGAGCATTTAGTTTCAGCCGACTTTGCTGACTTCACCCCAGAGATTACTCCGGGTGCGGGAGACTTTGCCCCATTAGAAGACTTAACAGCCCCTCAAACCCTTGGCGCCCAAAAGCAAACAGCTGAGTGGTTAAACCAATTTGCCGACGAGGAAGAAGAAGCACAAATCCTCTCTAACGCGCAAGAACAACAAGTTGCCAACGCATTCGCTGCCCTAGCAACAAATTCCCCAGACGCAAAGAACCAACTACTCAACCTACAAGTCCCAGAAGAAATCGTAAGTGCCGTGGCTATGGTCAGCGGATACCAGTGGGAGTTTGTAAAGCAAGCCAACGAACTGCGAAGTATGTCAGTGGCCAAAATCGTAAAAGAAACTGGGCACCCAGATGCTCGCATACGCCTAAAAGCCTTAGAACTCCTAGGAAAAGTCACGGAAGTGGCACTGTTTACAGACCGGGTAGAGGTTAAATCTGCAGAAGTGTCTGATGAAGAGCTAGAAAAACGAATTCGCGAAAAGTTAAGCCGTTATATGGGTAAAGTTGATGTAGTAGAAGTTGATGAGATCGTGGAAACAAAGACTATAGCCCCAGAATACAGCCGCGACGACGAATGAAACTAGACTTTTTAACTCCAGAAGAAGCTCTTGCTGCGCAATTGGCGCTAAAAGACATGACTAAAGAAGAGAAGCTAATATTTTTAGCGGATCTCGAAGAACAAGAACACCGCACGCACCTCAATCGTGCACAGAATCAACCCCTAGAGTTTGCAAAAGCAGTGTACCCAGGCTTTAAGATAGGGCCCCAGCACCGCAAACTGGCTAAAATCTTCCAGGATGTAGTGGAGGGTAAGAAAAAGAGGGTGATAATAAATATTGCACCACGTATGGGCAAGTCCGAGTTTTCGTCCTACTTGTTTCCGGCATATTTTCTAGGTCAGTACCCCGAGAAGAAAATCATTATGGCCACGCATACCGCTGGGCTCTCGGAAGACTTTGGACGGAGAGTGAGGAATTTAATTGATTCGGATGAATACAAAGCTGTGTTCCCAGGAACAGTCGTCGCTGACGACCAAAAAGCTGCGGGTAAGTGGAGTACAGGTGCTGGTGGCCAGTATTATGCTGCTGGTGTTGGGGGAGCCTTGGCAGGACGAGGCGCTGACCTTTTTGTTATTGATGACCCCCATTCTGAACAGGATATGAAAGCGAACTCAAGGCTGGCGTTTGATAACGCTTGGTCTTGGTTCCAAACTGGTCCGTTGCAACGTCTAATGCCGGGAGGTGCGATCATAGTAATTATGACTCGCTGGTCTTTGCTTGATCTGACAGGCAGAATTATTGACTACAACATCAAAAACCCTCACACGACCCCTTGGGAAATAGTTGAACTCCCGGCTATCCTAAACGAAGACACAGATAACGAAAAATCACTTTGGCCAGAACAATGGCCGCTTGAAACGCTAAAAGCTACAAAGGCTGTACTAGACCCACGGTACTGGAACGCTCAGTACATGCAGAACCCGACCAGTGACATGAGTGCTGTGATTGGGCGAAAAGACTGGATGATGTGGGAAAAAGATGAGCCGCCTACAGTAAAATACATAATTCAGAGCTGGGATACGGCATTTGAAACTAAGACGACATCTGACTACTCCGCGTGCACAACGTGGGGGGTTTGGTACAACGAGGAGGATGGGGACAGCCCAAACCTCATACTGCTTGATGCGTTTAAAGACAGAATGGCCTTCCCAGAACTAAAGCAAGTAGCGTTAAAGCACTACAAGGAATGGAACCCCGATGCGTTTATCGTGGAGAAGAAAGCTTCCGGCGCCCCGTTGATTCAAGAACTTAGGATGATGGGCATACCGGTACAAGAGACCAACCCTTCCCGTGGAAACGACAAAATGGTTCGCTTGAATGCCGTAGCTGATTTGTTTACAAGCGGGAAGGTTTGGGCCCCAGACCGACGCTGGGCTAGGGACGTTATAGAAGAGTTAGCAGCATTCCCAGTTGGGGAGCATGATGACTTTGTGGATACGACAACCCAGGCACTTTTGCGCTACCGCCAGGGCGGGTTCATTAGCTTGGACACCGATGAGAAAGACGATTTGCAATACAAGTACAGACGGAAGGCGGCGTACTACT